GATCAAAGATAAGAACGTACACGTTAAAACTGACGCTGACGTTGTAGAGTTTCTGATCGCAAAAGGATTCAATAGTAAAATGGGCGCCAGGCCTCTACAAAGAACAATTGACGAGTATATCAAGAAACCGCTAAGTAAAGAGATGCTGTTCGGTAAGCTAACAAACGGCGGAGTAGTTGAAATCTCCGTTGTTAAAGACAAGCTAAAACTAAACGTGCTCGAAGTTCTTCCTGTTGAGAAGATTAAACTTGTGATTAAAGATGCAGATACAGAAGCTGAAGTCCAGTAAGTTATTCTATAAAAAGTGGCCCTACAAGGTTGAGTGTGTACAACCCGGGGCCGCACGAATCATCCACGGCGGGATAGAATTAACCCGGCAATGGTGCGCCGCTCCTGCTAATAGCGATAGATTTAAACACTGGAATAATACAAATATAGACAAAGCACAGCTATCTAAATTTATAGATGCAGTAGTTCCTTATATCGAAAACAAAGAAGTTGGAATCAGGGTAGAAGGCGCTCACTTTAATTTATTCTGTAAAGATCAAACAATTCTAGAAGATATACTCACTCAGCTAGCGCCGTGGATTAAGAAGATTAGTGGGCCCGAGACTCAAGAAGAATACGACTATCTTATAGCAAACGGACACAAGAAAATATTGTGCGACCATCTTCCTAAAGAAAAGCATCGATACAGGGTATATGTTAAAACAACATATCCCCAAGATAAGCGAGTTAATTTTTTAAATTGGGCAGTTCGATTTCCTGACAAGATAGAAATTGCAGGCTCCACGCGGAAATGGCTCACAGGTGATCAAAGATGGGCAATGGATCCGTTTATATATGTAGAGGATGAGAAAACACTGTCAATGATAGGACTGCAACTAAGCGGATACGTGAGAAAGGTCGAAGAATTCATTCTCCGAGATACTGTTTTAACGGCATAAATATACTATTATGCCAGCACTAAGCCAAAGCCTTATATTTCCCGTCACTAACGGTAATACCACCACAAATTCTGTTCTAGTAGATTACCCCAACACGGGCACTTCTACTATGAGCTACACTAGCCAACGGATAAAAGGTGACGGGTACTTCGGAAGTGGGGATGGCGTCCACACTGTTGCATACTCTGCAACTAAGTTCTTTCAGGGTACAATCACAATGCAGGCTACATTAGCATCTGAGCCAGTAGACGCAGACTGGTTTGAGGTAGCAGGACCTACATTAACTTACAACGAATTTGACACTCGAACCACAAGCACCGTGGATATCTTCAACTTTAGCGGCAATTTTGTCTGGGTTAGAGGCCATATTTATATGGACGAAGGCGCAGTCTTGTCTGTTAACGTCAATCATTGATATACCCTTTAGGTAGCAATAGAATAAATACTCTTACAAAAAGGGTGTGTGCGTATTTGCGACCTTTTAACAGGGTAAATTATGAAACTTGTCGAATTCTTTAACAAAGCAATTGAGCTAGGAAAAAACACAAAAGACCACGATACTGACAAAATCAGTGATGATCTATTTTGGTTCATATTAGACCACGATAAGCTACACAAGGATTATTTCCTACCTATCGCACAAAAACTTAAAAAGTTAAAAGAAGTTGAGCCAGAGATGATAAAAGAGTTGTATATGCCCATGGTGCTTAAAGGGTGTAAAGAGTTCTACCACGATAAAGACATGAAGGGCAAGTTAGGCAAAGAGTTCCCCAAAGAACTGCGCGACGAAATGTGCCATCGATTACACGATCATTACTTTGATGATGTACAAAAAGACGAATATAAGTTAGGGAAATAAAATGATCCTACGTGAACTTTTTAAAAAACACAAGGCAGCATTACTAGAGGGCGGCAATCTAGAAATACCTAATCCCAAGTTTGATCCTGCCCAACCTGAATCAGAATTAAATCCCAAGGTTATCCAAGCGCAGGAAATTCAATTAGCGCCAACTGAAATCAGCGATGAAGTACAAGACCGCACTCACATGGTAGGCGTGCTAACTAAATTATTCACCGACATTAACACAGCATTTAATGCCGCCTATAAAAAACCGCTGTGGAATCAAAAGTTAATAGATACTGCAATTAAAGACTTCATGGCTGGATCGTCACAACATTTCTTTGATCTGTTAAGGCCTAATCCGCACTTTGACCCAAAACAACCAGAATCAGAGCACAATCCTAAAACGATTGGCATTTCTGATGAAGAATTTAAAAAGTATAAACCAAAGGTAGGCGACATTGATATACAATGTAATCAAGAACTACAAGATGAGATATTAGACTTCTTAAACAACAATGTCGGGCGTCCAATCGGAAACGAAACATTGATAGGATCGCCGAGTCAAGGCAACGAACAATACAACACGCTGTGGCAACTAGCTAATCCACCTATCAAAGTACAGATAGATTTTGAATACGGTAGATATGCTCCCGAAACTAACAAGCCCGATGAATGGACTAAGTTCAGTCATAGTTCTTCATGGGAAGATATTCAGCAGAACATTAAAGGTGTATTCCACAAATACATTTACAGAGCACTTGCGAAAGCAGTACCAAGTGAAAAGTATATCGCAAAATTAACGGGACTAGGAAAAAAGAGAGCAATGGCTATCTCTGGTCCTATAACTGATGCAAACTTTTCTTTCGCTGTGGCCAGCAAAGGTGGCGGTGGCATTCGTGCAAAGTACAAACCTTACATTGATCCAGAAACAAATCAACCCAAAGTAATAGACGGTATTCCTGTTATGGAACCGTTGAAGAGTGACCAAAGCGAGTACGAACAGAATCTAAACAAACAATTCCAGTTGTTCTTTGGGCGGGCTCCACAAGGTGATGATAGAAAACTACAAGATAGCTTTGTGGGCACACTTGAGTTAATGAACAAGTATCTAGATGATCAAGCAAAGAAAAAAACGTTAACAGACTTTTTAGATATTGTATTTGAGCCCGGCGCTCAAATGATTACTAAGGATGATCCTGCAAGAGATTATGATGTAAAATTTGCAGCCGTAAATGCAATGCTAACAACTCTCGGTCTAGAAGAAATGAGGCCAATGGCTGAACAAATGGCAAAAGTGTATGCACAAGACTATCAAGATGTAGATGCATTTAAGAAAGCTAATCCCAACGAAAAGCAACCTAGAGCTGCTATGATGAAACAACGGGCGGTGGCGCCAACAGAAAGCATCGAAGAAGCAGACGAGCCTGGCGCGCAGGTCAAGGCACAACTACGAAAAGGTATGCCACACCTGCACGATCTAAAGCCGTTGGATTTACTAGACCTGCTAGATGAAATTCACGACGGTAATGGCAAGTTTAAACTACAAAATATGCCGTTGAATGTAAAGGTAGACGGGTTTGGCGGTCGCTTTGGTAAGAACGCAGACGGTAAGCCTTTCATGGGCACAAGCAGAACAGAGCCGAGATACCAAGCAGGATTTGTAGCCTATCATCAAAAGAAAGGCACAACTGATCCAGAGATATTAGGTCGTGCAAAACTATTTGACGATCTGTTTAACGAAATGATGAAAGTAGTTAAACTAGTTGATGGTAAGTTAGGTCCAGATTTCCTAATCAATAAGCAAGTAACTTGCGAAGTATTGTATCTACCGTTTGCTACAGAAACTCCAGAAGGCAAATTAAAGTTTGTGGGAATACACTATGATAAGTTGCCGGAAGGTGTTCAACTTGCATTAGTTCCGTTCCGTGTTGTAGATGCTACAACCGGTGAAGATTTACCGGATGCCAATCAGGTTGTTACAGAATTAACCAGCATAGGCCAAGCAGGCAGTGTTATGTTTATTGACAATAGTCTAACACAAAACGAAGCACTTGATGTCACTGCAATGGTTCCTCCGTTAGAGAACTTAGAAATGTTTAAGGCAATGTTGCAAGACAAGTCGCCTGGTTCACTAAAGAGGAAGCAAGAAGTTGCCGCTGCATTAGAACCTGTAAAAGTCGCGCTAGAAAAAGCCATCATTGAAGATCCTAATATTATCGGGAAAGATAAGCTAGGACAGGATTACGAAGGCATTGTTATCAATAGCAGAATGGGTCCTATCAAGGTCACAAGCACAGAGCAACGCGGTGTTATTTCTGCTAAGAATGCTGCAAAAAAAGCCGCATGGGCAGAACAACCTCGTGAAAATAACGTTAAGACCGCTGTAGTTGCTATAGGTAGCTTTGCAGGGCACATAGGACATCAGGAATTATTTAAACTTACACAAGACGAAGCAGCGGCGGCGGGCGGAGATGCTTATTTGTTTATTGGCAATGCCGAAGGCAAAGATGATCCTATTCCGATTCCCGACAAAGTTAAAACATGGCACATGTTGTACCCGCAGTATGCTAAAAATATCAGTGCTGTCACACACGAAGGTGGCACATTAATACAAAAGATCAAGCACGAGTTGATTAATCCTTTGCCGGGCAAATCGCCACGCTATGATAATATTATTATTATGGTCGGTGAAGATAGAGCAGGATTGAATATGCCGGCTGCGTTGATGAAGGCTGTTAATAAGTTTCCGGGATATGAACACGTTAAGGTAACTTTAAAAGTTACGCCACGAGGTACCGGTGTAAGTTTTACTAATTTACGCAATGCTCTAAAAACTAAATCACCTGAAGAAGCATTAGCCGATTGGACCAATGCGTTTAATGGAGGCTCGTCTGGGGCAGCGCCTTTGCCAGCTGATTGGATTAAGCACTTAATGGATGTATCAAGAAAAGGTATGGGAATTCAAATGCCACAACAACCACAAACACCGCCGGTGCAGCAACCTGCGCCAGTAGCAGAACAACGGTTATTCAATGCCCTTGTTAGACCTCGAAGAGTAGTAGAAGAGTTCGATACAGATGAAGATAAAGAACAAGCATTACAATTTGCAACGCAGGCACATGCTGGTCAAACTAGATCAGGCGGGGCTCCTTATATTTCTCACCCAACAAATGTAGCAAATTCAATTGAACAATACAAGCAGTCGCACAATCTAGATGCCATTATTAGTGCCGCATTATTACACGACACTGTTGAAGATACGCATACAACACATGAAGATTTAGAAGCATTATTTGGTGGATTAGTTGCGTCTTTGGTACAAGAGTTAACTAGCGACAAAGAAAAAATCAAGCAACTAGGAAAAGCTCAGTACCTATCACAAAAAATGGCCACTATGAGTAGCTACGCTCTTGTGATTAAACTTGCAGATAGATTAGACAACGTTCAAGATATTGCCACTGCTAAAACACCAGAGTGGAGAGAAAGATACAAGAACGAAACTGAACAAATCTTAAATTATATCGAGAGTAAACGAGTTCTATCTGGCACACACAGAAAGTTCATTCAGCTTATTCGTAATAAGTTAGGCGAAATTAATGATCCGCAGGAGCAAGGTGTAGCGGAAGGTGAGGAGGATATTAACCATCTCCAAAAAGAACTATGGGATCTTCATAAAGAAGCAACCGGATATCGCCCACGTCCGGGTGTAGTGGATTGGACTCAAGAACAATGGAATAATCCTGAATTTTTGAAACACATGATCACTAAATTAACACAGCAATTATTTCCGCATGAAGATGTTATTGCTGAAGGACCGAGTTTAGAAACTACGCTACGAGCAGTTATCAATGACATCGGGGAGCCAGTGCTACAACTATACAGCACAATGAAAAACATGGCGAAGCAATATGTGGATCGTCGTGGGGATCTAAAAGGATTCCAAATGGTAGCCGCAGGTGCTGCCGCTCGTTGGTACAATAATTTCTACTTCAACAAGTTAGGTAAAGAGTTGCGTCATTTAACACAACAGGCTCCTAGATATAGTGCTGACCTAAATGACCTATTGGGCAAACTGCCAAAGAATTTTAATGCGTTAGCAAGCGAACTTCCGGAGATTTTAGAAGCGATGGGTCGCCGTATGGGCAATAAAGAGTTAGCAAGACACGCTAGCATATGGCAACAAGCCCGTGAGAATTACGACCAATACCTAGGTGATTTAGAATTACAAGGTGGAGATGATTGGGATGAAGAGGATCCTGAAGCAGAGAAACGTGCTGCTCAAAAGGCTGCAACTAAAGACCGTAATCAAGCCACTGGCAAGCAAATGGACCAGGCTGAACAGATTGTTAATAATGTGTTAAGCAAACTGCCGTCTAAGGTAGCAGGCGATATTCGCAATGCTATTGCTCGTGCCCCAAATAAGATACAGGCTCTTCAGGCTGAACTACAGAAGCGCGGTGTTAAGGCTCCAATGGCGGAGGGTTCTCTAGGAACTGCATTACCGTGGCCTGAAGTTGTTAATAAGGTTAATAGCGCAATGAAGGCTATGGGTTGGAAAGGTACTCGTAAAGCAGACGGCACCTTTATGTTCAGTACTAGAGGACAAGAATCCGATGACCAATATTATACCGTTATAATAGATAACGCTGGAGAAGGGTTCTTTACATACGCACTAGGTACTATAGAAGAAGGTGACCCTCGTATCGGAGAACAAGAATCATTACCTAATACAGAGGCAAGCGTAAGCGAATTAATGAACGCCATCCGTGATGGGTTCGGGTTAAGCGAGCAAGGTGTGGCGGAAGGTAATGATTGGAACGGCCCGTTATATGACCCTACTTTACAAAAAGGTAAGCCAACAAAGGCTGCTACCGCAGCAGCCAAGGCAGAGGCTGATTATCGAAAGAAACAAAAAGCGTTTCAGAAACCTACTAAACAGCAAGGCGTAGGCGAGGCAAAAAGTGCTGCGTTAAGATTAGCAGCCGCAATTCAACGCACTCAAGGTAGAACAGCAGCAGCACAGAAAAATTCACTTATCCCGTCAAGCATCCCAAAGAAGGATGAACCAAAGAAGGATGAGAAGGTTGCAGAGAAGATGCTGCTAAAGAGCGCCTTCACTGGATCAAGCAAGAACAAATTAGGATCCGCGGGACAGTGGAAGAACACCGGTCCTTCTAAGAATCGTGCCGCAAGAGCAGGTGATTTAGTCGGCGGATCTGCACAAGAGAGCATAAACAAAACAGTTCAATGGAAAAGTCTCGGAGAAGAGTTCTCAGTAAAAGACAGGATGGATATTTTTGAAAAGTTTCATGCAGAAGGGCAACTTTTAGAATCTGATGAGCATTATATCAAATATTTTAATAACCTTAATCATTATCTGATCAACCCAACAATTGGGGGAAACTATCTAGTTGTTCCGTTAGTTCTTATACAAAATAAACTAAGATTATTAGATACCGATCTGTCAATGCTAGAGTTCGTTGATAAACAGGGTGATAGTGTTATATTTAAAACAGCCAAGGGACAAATCATTAAATATCCGTCAGATCAACAGTCAGAAGTTGGCATATATAAAACTTTTATGTTTAATAATATTTCAACATATAACAAATTCAGATCTGAAGTAATTCTTAAATTTAATAAACCGCTACCGGCTGTTAATATTAAGGACGATAAAGATAAGCAGGTTCCGATCAGCGAAGATTGTGAAAACATCATGGATGTTCTTATAAACAAGATTATAGTAAATGAAGCAATACAGAATTTCAAGCGATAATATAACGCAGGATAGTGACGATGATTGCTATCTTGCTCCTACAGATCCCATACACGAGCTAAAGATAGCATCTTCTATGGGTGGATTAGGTAGTGCAGAAAAGCTAGCGGCATACAATGCAACATTACGACAGCCCGTTGCGGGCAGTAATAAAGGGCAGATACAGCGAGAACAGGGCATTAACCCCGGAACTAACGAGTGGTTTAAACTTTGGTTTGGACGGGCTAAATAGTACATTATGCGAGCACACGAATTTATTATTGAAAACCGCAAAGAAGGTAAGATGAAGAAGAAGCATGCCGCTGTTCAGCAAGGTGTTTCTAAGTCTCGCGATAAAGGCGGATATGATCGCACATATCATATGAATCGGTTATGGATGGCAACTGCACTAGCCGATGGCAAGAGTAAGAAACCCGTGGAGATGGATGGAGCAAGTTGGGTTGAAAAGTACAATACCCAACATCCTTACACTGAAGAAGAATACAATATGTTTAGGTCGGCTGAGGCAACGGTGCCAACTGACAGCAAAGAAGTAACACCGTGGTGTAAGAGTGAAGAGCCAAAGGACACACATAGAGTGAGCCCGATATCAAATTGGATGAGCAAAAAATGAACAAAGAATTTAAAATCACAAAGGGCAAGTCCCAAACTGTTTACACGTTAGAAAGCGCGTCAAGCGGTGGTACTAGTTCCGGCAGCATCGCAAGTGTTAGCAGCCCAATGGGAGGTGTTCGCAAGCGCGGTGGCAATCTTATTGCTCAAGAAGCAAGCAAGGATAAAGTTCCGGCATCTACTCCGCGAAACTTCGTTGCAAAGAATGCTAAGACAGGCGGTGCAGGTGCTCACAAGGATAAGAAGAAAGAACAGAAGCAAGGCAATGCTAAACACAAAAAGCCGTATATGGAAGAACTGCAAGACAGGTTAGCTGATTTAAAAAGTAAAGTAGTAGAGGGATATAAAGTTGTCCCTGGTATTGATAAAGAACGCTACCAAGAGCGTCCGGGATTAGAAGGACCATTCCATACCAAGAGTGGCAAGGTTGTTTATTATGACAAGCGTGAAGGCAAATACTACGATCCCGATAGTGATTTTTATATCAGCCACGACGATTGGCAAGCGATGAATCAAGGTGTGGCGGAGGCTGCTAAATGGCGAACCCATCCTGACGCACACGATCTCGACACAGACGGATCATACATACCAAAAGGTGGTATAAAAAGTGACAATTTAGCGATTCGTCAGGGAGCATCAAAAACTCAAAGTGAAAAAGATCCAAAATCAATGGCGGGAATGTTTGGTCACAAGTATGCCAAAAAACACGGCGTGCCAACTAAACAATTGATGAAGAATATTCCATTGGATAAATCGAAAGGTGTGGCGGAAGGCTCTTTACAAGAATTTGATCCGGGCGAAGGTGGTTTTGGCCCATTCAAATTATTCAAGGGCGATAGACACCGCATGAGTCATATTGGAACATATAAATCTTTACAGGACGCAGAAGATGAATTAGAGTTTCAAAAGGATTTAGCAGCAGATGAAGGATCTGTAGATTACTATAAAATTATAGACGGGACCGGCGAACAGGTAGGTGGGTTTGATCCAGATGCGTCATATGATGCTATGCGTAGCAGTAGCAAGATCAAATATCGTAAGTCTGGCGAGCAAGGTGTGGCGGAAGGTGAAAAGGTAGACAGACAAGCATCACATATTACTAAAAGTATGATGAAGAAGGGCAAGTCTAAAAAGGATGCTGAAGGCATTGCATGGGCACATATCAAACATCCAAAAAATGAAAGTGTTGATCCATATTTTGAATCGTTAGACAACAAGTTAAACGAATTAAAAAAAAAGAAATAGATGAACGACAATTAGAGCCAACAATGGATTTAGATACTTGGAAGGATAATTTCCAACACGCAGATCCTAATAAGTATCATCAATTTAAAAATAAAGCGCCCGATAAAAAAGACGCGATGGCGGCGGCGGCATTATACAAAGCCCGACAACCTAAAATTAAAAAGAGCAAATAATACTTGACTTGTCTCCTTGTGTGCTATATACTAGTAAACAAGGAGATTTTTATGGGTAAATCATTCGGCGCACCAGAGCAAGCAAAGATCAAACAAATCATTTCTGAGGGCGTAACTGTCATGACTGAAATCGCAGACCTCACAGAGGGATTAAACGAAACAATCAAAGCAGTAGCAGAGGAACTAGAGGTAAAACCATCTGTCATTCGCAAGGCAATTAAGATTGCACAGAAGGATGCATGGGATCAAGTATTCCGCGAGTTTGACGATTTGGAAACTATCGTAGACATTAGTGGACACGCAAACATGCGTAAGGAAGATTAAATGAGTGACTACTGGGGATATCACCTAATGCTCGATTGCTCAGGATGCAACGAGAATATCGCAAGTGCGGGACAAATAAAGAACTTTATCGAGGAACTTGTTCCGGCGATTGATATGATCGCACACGGTAAACCTCTAATTGAGTTCATGCTGCCTGGCGATCCTAAACAAGGATTCAGTCTAGTTCAACTTATCGAGACCAGCAATGTATGTGCTCACTTTGTAGAACCAGATTCTACTGCTTACCTTGATGTATTCAGTTGCAAAAAGTTTGACATAAAAATTGCCGAAGATGTTTTTAGAAAGTACTTTGAGCCTACTAAAGTTAGAGTTAACTTTATCACAAGGCATGCGAGTTAATGGGTCAACTATCTAACGCATTTACGGATACTTACCAATGGGCCAAGCGTGATTACAAGGAATATCCATTAAGATTTATTCTTGAAATCACTGCTTGGGTATTAAGTATTGGATGTGCTATCGTAATGGCGATGACGGTTCCCACACCTCCGATGTTAATGCTGTATCCTGTTTTTATGACACAGTGCATTATATTTGGATGGTCTGCTTGGACGCGAGGATCATTGGGGATGCTATCAAATTACGGACTATTGGTCACAATTGATAGCGTGGGCTTGTTTAGAATGCTAAGTAATTAAGAGAAAGGCAGATCAACCATAATTGATCAAGTCGGTATTTGTGGGCCGCAAATCACAAAAGGAGAAAAATATGTCATATGTTGATTCCATATGGGACAAAGAAAAAGACATCATCAAAGTTGTCGAACGAGATCCCAAAAAGGGCAGGCTCTTCCAAGAGTACGCTGCCCGATATGTATTTTACTACCCTGACCGCAAGGGAAAATACAAATCAATTTACGGAGAGAACCTTACAAAGGTAACCTGTAAAAACAATAAAGACTTTCAGAAAGAAATCCGTATCCACGGTGAACGCAAGTTATATGAAAGTGATATCAAACCTGTATTCCGTTGTTTAGAAGAAAACTATCTCGGGGCGGAACCGCCGAAACTAAATGTAGCGTTTTTCGACATTGAGACAGATTTTTCGCCAGAAAAAGGGTTTAGCACTCCTGAAGATGCGTTCATGCCAATCACTGCAATCTCAGTGCATTTACAATGGTTAGATACCTTAGTGTGCCTTGCTGTTCCGCCCAAAACTCTAACAATGGAACAGGCCAAGGAGCAAGTAAAAGACTTTCCTAACACAATTCTCTTTGAAACAGAAGGCGAGATGTTGGATGCATTTCTAAACTTAATAGACGATGCTGATGTAATAAGCGGGTGGAATAGTGAGGGATACGATATTCCCTACACCGTTAATCGTGTTACAAAAACATTGAGTAAAGAAGACACCCGCAGATTCTGTCTATGGGACCAATTTCCAAAGAAACGTGAATACGAAAAATATGGAAAGGATGCTGTTACATACGACTTAGTTGGACGAGTTCATCTAGACAGTCTTTCATTATATCAAAAATTCACATACGAAGAACGGCACAGTTATAGATTAGATGCTATTGCAACCTATGAACTAGGTGAAAGGAAAACGGTATATGAAGGAACCTTGGACCAATTGTATAACAAAGACTTTAAAAAGTTTATCGAATACAATAGACAAGATACTGCACTATTAGATAAGTTAGATAAGAAATTAAAGTTTATCGACCTTGCTAATACCATTGCTCACGAAAATACCGTATTATTGCAAACTACTATGGGGGCAGTTGCGGTTACTGAACAAGCAATTGTTAACGAAGCACACCATAAGGGAATGATGGTTCCTGCTCGTGCTCATCGAGATGAAAACGCAAACAATCAAGCAGCGGGTGCGTATGTTGCATATCCTAAAAAAGGGTTGCACGATTGGATCGGTAGCATGGACATTAACTCACTATATCCATCTGTGATTCGTGCGTTGAATATGGGACCTGAAACAATTGTTGGACAATTGCGTCAAACAAAAACAGACGAATTTATCCACGAGCAAATGACGCTACATAAGAAATCATTTGCGGCGGCATGGGAAGGACTGTTTGGGTCAATTGAATATGAAGCCGTGATGAGACAAGACAAAGCATTTGAAATTACGGTTGAGTGGGAAAACGGTGACAGTGATGTAATGAGTGCTGCGGAAGTTTATAGATTAATATTCGAAAGTAATCAGCCGTGGATGTTAAGTGCAAACGGGACTATTTTCACACACGAGCAAGAAGGTATTATCCCGGGCTTGTTAAAGCGTTGGTATGCTGAACGGAAGGGTCTCCAAGCAGAGTTAAAAGCATGTATAGATTTAGGATCAGGAATCAGTATAGATGCAGAGTTTGAAGAGGTGTTAACAAAATAATTTTAATTGATCGAGAGATGACACAAACATAAAGTTTGTAACTAATTGTCGTTTTTTATAAATCCTTTCTAAATACCAATCTTTGTTAATGGTACTTATTTCGATATATAAATCCTTACTTTTAATATACGCATCACACTCTTTTTTAGAATTAATAGAATAGTTTTTATGAAGAATAACATCATCAACTCCGAATGTATCAATAAGATATTCGCAACAATCTTTTTCGATGTTGGAATAATAGTTACGGCCGTTTACTTCTACAGGAATACTCCACATGTTTTTTAACACCCTTGGCTCACATTGCAAACATCTTCGAGTTTTACTTAACACGCAATCTATATTACCATTAATAATGTTACCACAAGTATGTTTTAATAGCACACGGGTGTATGAATTAATATATTTAGATTCATCTATAAATTCCCAATTCAGCGCAGATAACTGCGATTTCACTAATTTTAACGATTTTCGAACGCGGAGTTTATAACAATGCCTGCACTCTTTGTCATCTCGGATTACGCCAGGTCGAGTTTTCCATATACTATTACAGATAAGACAACGGTGTCTTATTTGTGTATTCATTCCGTTATACGGGTCAAGTGCAACAAGATGCCTATTTTTAAGCATCTCATCATATTGGTGTTGTGTGTATTTGACCATAATTATTCTCTCGCTAAATATAAACTTATTTAGCATTTTAAGGAAAAGAAATGCAAGCAACAGAAATTAAAAAATTAATACAAGATAAAAACATTAAAGAATTAAGAAAATTAATCAATTCCGGGATATTAAAAGTAGCAGACGGAAAAATACAATTTGCAGACAAAAAATATGCAAAAGATCAAGAAGAATACTGGGACAAGCGTCAGTTGGTTAAGAAAATTAATCTGAATAGCTTATACGGTGCTATTTTAAATGCAGGATGCCGCTTCTTCGATAAACGCATTGGACAATCTACAACACTAACAGGTCGTGCTATTGCAAAGCACATGGCAGGTAAGGTGAATGAGATTATCACAGGCGAATTTAATCACGTAGGTAAAAGCATTATCTATGGTGATACAGACTCGTGCTATTTCTCTGCATACAACACACTGAAGATTGATATCCAGAAGAAGTTGATTCCGTGGGATAAGGATGTTGTCATTCAGTTGTATGATACTATCTCTGATAACGTAAATGCCACATTCCCGCAGTTCATGCTCGATAACTTTCATTGTCCCAAGAGCCGTGGAGAAGTGATTAAAGCAGGACGCGAAATTGTTGCAAGCAAAGGCTTGTTCATTACCAAGAAACGGTATGCTGTGCTATACTATGACAAGGATGGCAAGAGGCAGGATACGAACGGCAAGCCCGGTAAGATTAAGGCGATGGGGTTAGATTTGAAACGGTCTGATACTCCGGAATTTATGCAGAACTTTCTGAGTGAAATTCTCGACAAGGTACTTAACGGTGCCGAGGAAGCAGAGATTCTAGAGATGATTACAACATTCCGAACTGAATTCAAAGCAAAGCCTGGATGGGAGAAGGGCAGTCCAAAGCGAGCCAACAATATTGCAGAATATCAAGAGAAAGAAAAGAAGGCAGGTAAGGCAAATATGCCAGGGCACGTTCGCGCTGCAATCAACTGGAATACACTAAAGCGTATGAACGGCGACAAGTATTCTATGGGCATTGTTGACGGTATGAAGGTTATCGTTTGCAAGGTAAAGGCCAATCCGTTGGGCTATACAAGCATCGCATATCCGGTAGATGAAATGCACATTCCAAAGTGGTTCCAAGAACTACCATTTGATCATGCCGAAATGGAAGCCACTATTGTTGATAACAAAATTGATAATCTTATCGGCGTTCTTGATTTTGACCTTGCATCAACTGAAGCAACCAGCACATTCAATTCTCTATTCGAATTCAGTTAAATACACTCCTATCAACAAAAAGACTAAATAGTTGATAGGAGTGATATTAAAATGAATTATCAGAAACATTATAACCAGTTAATTGTACAATCACAATTAAGAATTTTAGATAAGAATGTATACGTTGAACGGCATCATATTTTACCCAGATCAATGGGCGGAGATAATTCTGCTGCAAATATTGTTGTATTGACAGCACGTGAACATTTTATTGCTCACTATTTATTATGGAAAATTCATAGGAATTTTAGTATGGGACGTGCGTTGTTAATGATGTCAGATACTCGAAAAACTAAAGGTCGAACTACATCAAAAACATACGAGTTAATAAGATTGCAAGTTAATAAATTAGCAGTCAATAGGATGGCTAATCCAAAAACAAGAGAACATTTAAGAAATATTAATTTAGGTCATCCTGTAAGTGTTGAGACTAGACAAAAGATATCTGCTGCACTTACAGGAAAAAAACAACCACAAGAGTTGATAGAAAAAAGAACTATAGGTGTTAAAAAATATATGTCAGAATGCCGTATAGGAAAAACTTGGGAAGAAATATATGGTAAGGAGGTTTCTGAAAAAATGAGATTAGATATCAGTAACGCCAATAAAGGAAAAATTCTTACTAATACTCACCGAGAAAATATTAGCAAAGGTAATGCTGGTAAAATATTATCCGACGAAACAAAAGAAAAAATATCAGCTTCTAATAAAGGAAGAAGTAGATCTAAAGAAGCAAGACTGCGGATGTCAAATTCACATCTTGGAAAGTCATTATCCGATGAACAAAAAAAGAAAATAAGTGAATCAAATAAAGGAAGAGTTAAATCAGAAGAAACAAAAAAGAAAATGTCAGACTCTAAAAAAGGAAAAGTGTTTACTGAAGAACACAAGGAAAAACTTCGAGAAGCGGCAAAAAATAGGAAACGGCTGGATAAAAATCCGGTTGACAAAGTCTCTAAATCTAAATAAACTATATATTAAAGGAAATTATCATGAAAGACATTTTACAAGACATCGTATCGCACACTAACAAATTAGGTTTTCTAAACATTGTTAAAATCACTGGCGACGAAAAGAAAACACTAATCGATTCTATGGCGGACGACCGTTCGGTAATTATGTATGCTGAAGCAGCATCCGCACAACCAGATATGATCGGTACTTACGGTATGCCGCAACTGGAAAAACTTCGCTATCTGTTAGATGGTAAAGAATATCAAGACGGTGCGAAGATTGAAGTAGTAACAGCGGTTCGAAATAACGAAACCATTCCAGTTGGTCTCCACTTTGAAAACAAAGACGGCGACTTCAAGAATGACTATCGTTTCATGAATCAAGAAATCATCAATGAGAAGTTGAAGACAGTTAAGTTCCGTGGCGTAAAGTGGGATGTTGAAGTTGAACCGTCTATTGCGGCTATTCAGCGTTTTCAGTTCCAAGCAGGTGCTAATACAGAACACACCACCTTCCTAGCAAAGACAGACGGCGACAAGCTAAAGTTTACATTCGGTGACGTTAGTTCACACGGAGGCGAGTTTATTTTCGCAACCGATGTTAAAGGTAATCTAAACAAGGGATGGACTTGGCCCGTTGCCAGCGTGTTAGCAATTCTAAAAATTGCAGATGCGAACAACGCTAAAATGTCATTCAGCAATGAAGGCGCTATGCAAATTACGCTAGATAGCGGTATTGCTACTTACAAGTATATCATTCCGGCACAGGCATAATGATCAAGGGTGTAATCAGCGGTTCCCCGTCAGTGAACGTGAGTGGCGGGTATATGAGTTACCCGTCATTCTCTATGAACAGTAACAATCCGGTTATCGGGATGATGCGTTTCAACACTTACAACCGGTGCACGGAAGTATTTGACGGTTCCAGTTGGTATACGATGACTGCCGCTGAACCAATGGTCAGCCTAACTGCGTCCGCTGAAACTGCCATTGCATGGGCCACTAGAAAAATGGATGAAGAAGCAGAATGGAAAAAGTTAGCTGAGATCAGTCCCGCCGTTGCCATCGCATTAGAAAACCTAAATAAAGCCAAAGAGCAACTAAGAGTAATAGCACATTTATCGAGAGAACATGAGAACTCTATTTAATAGGTAAGACAATGTCGGACTTGCAAAAACAAAAAATAAGTGCTACACTTAAAGGTAGAGTAATGTCAGAAGAAACCAAAAGAAAAATGTCAGAATCGAGAAAAAAACTATGGGAACAAAAACGAAATGAAAACTAATCCACCGGTAGATCTATCAAGTATACAACTAGATAAAGACGGGAAACTTCGGTATGCAGTGTACCTTCCGGCCATCAGTTCGTTTTATAGCACCTACGTTGCAAAACAACGTCTAGAAGAGTTTGTTCCACTAACCCGTATACCAGCAGGCTTTGATCGTGGTATTGAAGGTATGAACTTTCTAAACCCCGAAGAAGGATACTTTACTTACAAGTACGGTCTGTATTCCGCGGGACACGCACAGTTGGATCTACAAAAGAGTCTTATACAAGAATCTATGATTCAACAACGAGATCGTAATAACACCATGATCCTCGGTGACTCAGGTGGATACCAGATCGGTAAAGGTGTCCTGAAGTTTGACTGGCTAAACTTTGAAGGTAAGGAAGCAAATGCTACTCGCCAAAAGATCCTAGAGTGGCTAGAAGTTACTGCTGATTGGTCAATGATGCTAGACGTTCCAACGTGGGCGTGTGATCACATTCACAGTCCAAAAACAGGATTGAAAACATTCGAAGACTGTCTTGATAAGACACGATTCAACAATGATTACTTCCTAATGAATCGCATGGGACAAACTAAGTGGCTCAATGTGCTGCAAGGCGGTGATTGGGATACTGCTGAAAAGTGGTATAACGGTGTTAAGGAATTTAGCGATGCCAAGGGCAAGTACGCTGGGCGCGAAGCAGAAGGTTGGGCCTTTGGTGGCGCCAATATGTGCAAGATGGATATTACTCTCAAGCGTATGATGACGCTGAGAGAAGATGGTTTGCTGAAGGGCAAAAATTGGATCCACTTTCTGGGCACCGCTCAGTTAGATTGGAGTTGTTACTTAACGTTAATTCAAAGACAAATCAGGAAACATATCAATGAAGAAGTTACCATATCTTTTGACTGCGCCTCACCGTTCATCGCAACAGCACACGGACTTGTCTACACCAATGCAGTCCACACCCCAAAAAGGTGGAGCGTTATTATGGACAAAGCCCCGGACAACAAATCCCTTGCTGGAAGCGACATCCCGTTCCCATTCGAGTCGTCCATCGGTCGTAGGTTAACTATGGCAGATATCGCTTACTATAATGTAGGTGACCGGAAGACTGATGCAGAATTAGGCGGCGTTAAGTTTGATCACTTAAATCAAGAGCATTATAATGTTGTTCCAAAACTCAATAAGTTAGGCAAGATTCCAAATAGAACATCGTGGGATAGTTTTGCGTATGCTCTTATGATGGGCCATAATGTCGAATGCCATATTATCGCTGTGCAACGTGCTCAACAATTAATGGACATTGAGATTGAAAAGACTCGTGATAGGATCAATTGGCAGCATTGGAAGAAGGTTAAGGGCGCTGATATGAGCGACGAGCACAGTGATTGGGTTCCCCGCAATATTCTGTACTTTAATAGCCTTGTTGAAGATCTCTTTAACACAAAGACAAAGGCAGAAGCATTTGAAATGATCGAACGTGCTAGCCCGTTCCTACGCAGTCTTGAAGGTGCTCGCTTGCAAGGTGGGCCTGCCCAAAATACATTTGGAAGTTTGTTCGAAGTAGAGCAAGTTACTAAGGTTGAAGAGATCGATCTCGCTAATCCGGATGATGATCAATTACGCAATCTTGAAGAAAATATTAACCAATAAGACTTGTAAATTTACAATTCTGTGCTATACTAGTATTATGAAACGAGATTATAAATTTGGCGAAGCAGATGATGCTGTTTTCTTTATCGGTAAAGAAGTAGAACACACATCTGCCCACGGGTTACGAACATTATTTGTAACTGGCCTCCAACCAGTAGAAGCAATCGCAGAACGATTACTAGGATGCCAACATATCTTCTTTGGTGCTAACCATAGTTTTAATCCTAACAGTCCAGACGTATGGAAAGCCTGGGAAGATATGATCCAGTTCTTTCTGGATAAAGAATATCTTTGCTCATTAGATATTCCGTTAAGCGCAGTAGAAGAATTTAACGATGGTGGGTTAAACGAATCAATTTATTTTATTCCACAAATTCGTGTACCCATTCCGTATATTAAATTATGGAATTATAACACAATGCTTAAGATCGACGACAAAGATTTTAAGGCAACAAACCCCGGAGTATGGTCCCACAGTCTACATACTCTAATGGACCGTAGTAAGTTCACAGATTGGAATCAATACAAAGAAGACGAGATTATAAAATGATTAATTCTAAAATTACAAAAACCGCAACTCAACAAATAACCGAAGATCGCCTGTTCAAATTGCTTGAAAGTATTGACTGGAAACTTTGGGAAATGATGAACATGATGAAAGAAGCCCGCGAGGAGCCTACCAGTAAACCGCTTAAAGCAGTTAAGAAAGCGATAGAATGAGAAAATATTTACATCATTGGACTACTCCCATTCTAATTCCTTGCAAGGGAATGAAGAAGCCAGCTGAAATTATTCATGTATTCCGCAATTTAAAAATCGAGAAATATCCTTATGCTATTTCTCATAGCAGTATCACAGTTAAATTTGGAGCGAGTGCTCCTGCTACAAAAGATACAGAACCAGGTGAACGAGTGTATCGCCAGATAGGACAGTTACATAGTTGGGGATATACTAAGATTACTGGTCCAAATGGTTCGGATTTTAGAGATATTGATAAAAAATATCAAGACATGTATAGCGAACCAATGAATCATAACAATATTCTAATTACTGTCTGGCCTATGGATAACTATCCGTTTATTACAACAGATCCATGGAAAGAAGTAAATTGGGGCGAACAAGAACTTATAGAAAATTACGAAAAATTTTACGGCAGCAGACCTATAGGTAATGTTGATAATGGGTCACTTATGAATAACAAGTCTGCGCCTCTTAAAGGCGTAGTGGAACATATTTTCAACTAAAAGTTTAAATGACAAACACGTATATTAAAGTTCGAACAGAATTCGAAGGATTTCATTTTTATCCAAATGCGGGATCAATCAATAACCGCATTCAGTTTCTAGAAAATGAACACCGCCATATTTTCAAAGTAGCCGTTAAGATTTCAGTTACACATCTCGATAGAGAACTGGAATTTTTCCTAGTAAAATGGGCTCTTCAAGATTTTATCAAAGCAGGTAATCAAAATCATAAATCCTGCGAAATGATAGCAACAGATATTTTGCAAAGCCACCTTCTCACTACATACGGAGATAATCGATCTTATGAGATCGTCGTTTCTGAAGATGGCGAGTCAGATGGCATTGTAGAGTATATCCCAACCCTTTCATCAACTTCCATCTAAGGAACAACAAAATGGCGCATCCTGCCTTCATTCAAAAAACTCTCGTTATGAAACCAGAGGTAATCAAGGTCTTCGACGACCTCGACGCATGGTTGGACCATTGCCGGTTCAATCTTCTTCCTTTTAACCCTAGCGACATGTATCGGTCGCAGGAGTATAAAAACTTTACGCGCCCGGCATGGAACGGGGAACGTCGTCCCCGCACTGAGTATAAGGGTAATAACCCCCGTCCTTACAATCAACGATAATATGATTTACATCATCGATCTCGAATCGGTGGAATCCAGGTTATAATTTTTCTATAATGTATCGTTTCTTAAATGGAGTTGTCTGATAACTCGCCGCCCATCTAGCAGACGATACAGAAAAATTATGTTCGGTAGGCCTTTACCTTACATATTTTCTTAAACTCCCAGAAGCCCCTTAAATGGGGCTTCGTTGTATTAAGTGATGTTCCTATGCTGTTTTCTTTACAGAAATCATTCCTATTGCCTTTTAGTATTATGACTTCTCCGGATGGCGAAGTTGCTTCCCATACATACGCATTTGGATTTAAATATCCATACTTTATTACCTTTTTCCTAAAAGGAATATTTTCAAGTTGTCGGGCTTTTGCTTCTGCTAACCCTACTTTGCGAATTTCTTCTAACCATTCTTTACCTTTATGTTTTAATATAAATTGTAGAATAGTATGCTGAGATTGACTTAATTTAACCGAAGTTCCTTTGATTGTTTTACATTCTTCAAAAGCAGAAAATATAACATTAGCATATTCTTCATGATTGGCATAACCTACTTTTTTTGCTATAGAATCTAAATGTTTAGATTTTGTCATTGGATTATTCATCGAGTTAGGAAGTTCAGCAGTCAGTTTTCTAATAGTTTGATATTGTTTAGGAGTCGGTTTTCTATGAACCCTAGAGGTCGCCATTTTGAACATCCCAACTGCTCTACGCATTTTTTTGTTATCATCGCCGTTTGTTATCTTTACCAATAATATATGACATATAAAATGTTCTCGAGCAGTCAGGCATACTATATTTAGGGCATCGTTAGTTCCCCCCAGACATTTTGGAATTATATGGTGTTTCTCAAAATAACCTGTCGGGGGATGTTTTAATCGATTGTTGATAATGTTGTAGTACCAACGATGATATTTATTAACATTGAAGATGTTATGACTCATATGACTATTTACCCATTCAATAGAAAAATAGTTGACTTTATGGTAACAAGATTATATAATATGGTATAGGAGAAATAGATGACAGTTTATATTGTGGACCTCGAAAGTATCCCCACCAGATACACTTGCGAATGGAAGACTCATCTTCCAGCACTGATTAAAAGACACGGGCACGAAGTGGTAGTAATTAGTGGCCCGGATGATTTGCCAAATAACACCACGCCAGGAATGTTCTTAAATTTCTCTGCTACCAACATTTATAAATCTGTTCAAGTAGAAAAATTTAGTAGATTATTTTCTGATGGTAAAATCAAAGATGGTGATTACTTTCTCTTTACAGATGCTTGGCATCCAGGAGTAATCAATCTAAAATATATGGCAGATTTGCTAGGTGTAAAGATTAAAATTGGAGGTTGTTGGCATAGCGGAAGTTACGATCCCCAGGATGGGCTAGGACGTCTTGTTGGTAATAAGCCGTGGGTTAGACACGCTGAGAAGAGTTTCTTCCACGCTATTGATCATAACTACTTTGCCACAGACTTTCACATTGATATGTTCTGCTTGAACTTACTTTCAACATCACGTGGATTTTATAAAGATTGGATCAATAGTGGAAAGATAGTTCGCACTGGCTGGCCAATGGATTATATGAGCAATACGCTCAATCTATACAAGGGTATGAAGAAGCGTGATCTCATCTTGTTCCCACATCGTATTGCACCTGAGAAGCAGGTTGAGATCTTTCGCGATTTGAAAGCACAATTGCCGCAATATGAATTTGTTGTGTGTCAGGATCAAGAACTAACAAAGAACGAATATCATAATCTGTTAGGCGAAGCTAAGATTGTATTCAGTTGTAGTCTACAAGAGACGCTGGGCATCGGCTGTTATGAAGGTGCCATTGTAGATGCTATTCCCATGGTGCCGGATCGGTTGTCATACAGTGAAATGTATTACGACGGATTTACGTATCCGACCGAATGGACTCGCGATTGGGATAGTTATTTGATACACAGACAAGAACTGTGCCATCACATTATTGTAACAATGACGTACTATGAGAAGCGGTTACCTACATTGCGTAAGCAAACACAAGATCTAACTGATAACTTTTTTAGTGCTACTGCATTATTGGAAAATATTAAATGAGCAAAATCAAAGTGAGCGAACTATTTTATTCAATTCAGGGAGAGGGAAGATATATGGGAGTACCGTCGATCTTCTTGCGAACGTTTGGTTGTAATTTTACATGCGGGGGCTTCGGAATGCCAAAGGGAGAAATGAGTGTTGAGCGAGACAAAATTAATGCAGAGACTTTTACGAATTATAAATCCCTACCACTCGTCAGCACGGGATGCGATTCTTATGCATCTTGGGATCCTCGTTTTAAACATTTGTCTCCTGTGCTTGATACCGGGGATATTGTTGATGGCATTATGGATATACTGCCATACCGCGGTTGGAAAGATGAGCACTTGGTTATCACAGGTGGTGAACCGTTACTAGGGTGGCAACGGGCTTATCCTGATCTGCTAAGTCATCCTAAGATGGCAGGATTACAAGAGATTACTTTTGAAACAAACGGCACCCAATACCTAGACCCAACGTTTAAAAAATATCTTCTTACTGACTGGAAAGACCGAGACCTGCGTAGAGAAGTTACTTTTAGTGTAAGTGCCAAATTAAGTTGCAGCGGGGAGCATCCCGACATAGCTATTCAACCAGATGTCGTTTGTGAATATGAAGATGTCGGTTATACATATCTCAAGTTTGTTATTGCTACAGAAGAAGATGCTGAAGAAGCATTAGCAGCAACAGACATCTATCGTGCGGCGGGTTTTACCGGCCCTGTATATTTGATGCCTGTAGGTGGAGTAGAGAGTGTATACACACTAAATAATCGTCGGGTCGCTGAATTTGCAATAAAGCATGGATTGAGATACAGTGACAGACTCCAAGTTCCCTTATTTAAGAACGCTTGGAGCACATAAAAAAGGAAAAATATGATTAAAAAAATGTCAAAGAAAAAGATCGATGTTTCGTTTATTGATCCAAAAACCATGCAAATACGATGCACGTTTAATCAATGCGTTAATAAATTTACTATCGAAGATTTTGAAGTATTCATCACAGATAACGGAAAAGAATTTGTATCAGCATTTCATGTCTGTAACGAATGCGGCCAACGAGTAAAAGCCAAAGGAGACGGTGGGAGGGCATACCAAAAGTGGTTAGAAGTACAATTAGAAAAAGACCCAAATACACTTAACCCAGAGGTACGATTCAAGTTATTCTTAGCAGGTAAGTTGCCAATAGACGAAGGATGCAATAATGAATAAATTTTTTAAGAAACTGTTAGGGCTCGATAAGGCTGAAGCAGCATTAGCAGTTGAGACCGCAAGGCTGCGATCAGAAATAGCGGCACTAGAAGTGAAAGAAGCAGAGACTGTGAAACTTCGGTTAGCAGAAGCTGCGAAGAAAACGCCAAAAGAAATAGCCACGGATAAGAAAGAGCCGTGGATAACAGTGCTAGATACGCACGTAAATAAAGATAACATCCGCAACGGATTCTTTGAACTAGACTGGAACGAATACTTTGTGTTACAATTAAGGACCGCAGGATATTTAGGTGAGACAGACGAAGCTGTTGTGGGACTATGGTTTGCTGAACTTTGCCGTGGAATCGGTACTGAAGCAGATATTCCTAACATGCAACAACGGGGCGCAGGTTATATTAACGTTAACAATCTCGGCGACGGGAAATCGGAAGTTTATTAACCTACTTTCTTAATACCTTTATTCCAAGGCGGAGCAGTTCGATTCTGGGCCGCTTGTTTTAATTTTGCCTTGTGCTCGTCGGTTAATTTTCTGCCCTTTTGTGCATCTGAAGATCGTTTGCGTTGCTCATCTGTTCTAACTTTTCCTGTATTTTTTGCAACACGTTTTGTAATAGTTTCAGACGATTGCGGGCCTCTGTTTCGTTCTCCAATTAGTGCTCGTTCTTCGTCGTTCCAAATTTTCTTTCCTTTGTTCCAAGGAATTCGGCCTTTTCCCGCATCACTTATCCGCTGCCTTACTTCTTCAGATTGTCTGCCCCCATCGCCTTGTTCTTCTTTTAGGTTTGCCCATTCATCACTTTCTACAATATTCCATAGAGTACTGTAATATATGCCGTATGGTTTTAATTCTTCTTTTGATTGGAATTCGTGTAGAATCTCAGTTGTATAATTGTACCCATGTTTTTGTAGATGCAATTTCCAATAAATTCCTGAACCTGCATATTTGTGAGGATCTTTGGCAGATGTCTGCCCGAGATATTTTAGACCAGTTTTAATATGCGTCTTAACATATAATTTGTAAATAGTCATGCTGATAGTTCCTTATAAACCGTTAGAGTCAGTGGATGTTGACGCATCGCGACTGGCACTTTTATTTAGTAATTTATTTGACTTCCATGATAAATGTCAAGTATAATAAAGAATGAATAAAATTTATATACATGTTGATTTGGCTAACTTATTTTTTAGAGCCAGACATGTCATTCGTGGCAGTTTAGAAGATAAAGTAGGCATGAGCCTTGCTACCGTATTAGGTAGTGTTCGCAAAGCGTGGCGCGACTTCAAGGGCGACCACGTAATTTTTCACCTCGAGGGGAGATCGTGGCGTAAGGATCACTATGCTCCGTACAAACGCCAACGCACAGAAGCAAGAGCAAAGCATACTGCATCCGAGCAAGAAGAGGAAAAAGTATTCTGGGAAACGTTTGAGCAGTTTAAGGATTTTGTCATCAATAAGACTAACTGCACTGTATTGCAAAATCCACAATTAGAAGCAGATGATACAATCGGCGGATTTATTCACGCCCATCCAGAAGACAACCACGTTATTATCAGCACAGACGGTGACTTCGCGCAATTGATTGCACCCAATGTAAAACAATACAACGGTGTAATGCAGACTACAACCACACACGAAGGATACTTTGACGAAAAAGGCAAACGTATCAAGGATAAGAAGACCAATCTGTTAAAGGCTGCTCCTGATCCAGAATGGCTACTGTTTGAAAAGTGTATGCGCGGCGATACAAGTGATAACATCTTCTCTGCTTATCCGGGTGTGCGCGAAAAAGGCACAAAGAACAAGGTGGGATTGCGTGAGGCGTTTGCTGATAGAGAAAGTAAAGGCTACAATTGGAACAATATGATGTTGCAAAAGTGGGTTGACCACGACGGTATTGAGCATCGTGTGTTAGATGACTACAATAGAAATAAAGTTCTATGTGATTTAACTGCACAACCAGAAGAGATTAAAGTAGTGATCAAAGAAACGATCATTGCTGCCACAACAGCAGAGAAAAGCATCCCGCAAGTAGGCGTTAGATTGCTAAAATTCTGTGCAGAATTTGATTTAGTAAAAATTAGCGAACAGGTAACCAGTTATGCCGAGCCGCTCAACGCAAGGTATGTAGCATGAACGCAATATATGAACAAACTCGTCCTATTGAAGGAAAGACAGCAACTATGAACACAATATCTAAAGTATTGATTCCTAATAAAGAATGGATTATTAAAGACGGTGATAAAAAGATCGGATCACTTGCGAAGAATAAAAAAGGTTATTCATTTTTACGTAGTGGACACCGTGTTGATATTAAAAGCATTAAAGACATTGGCATTATTTCACTAGATGCTAGGCCTAAAATAAAGTATGAAGTAGAGCCCGCTAGTTATGCCATCTATAATTATCCATGTAGCTCTAAACCGTTCGGTCCGGTGTACAATGTGAAGGACAAACTGCCCCTTTATGCAAAGAGTGCAAAGAGTAAAAGTCAATATTGTGCGGGCTACTATGTCATCCAGTTTAGAAAAGGATGGGTAAAGAGCTTCTGTCCTAAACTGATTACGTTGGAACGCTACCCGTATCATGGTCCATTTAAGACAGAGCAAGAAATGAAGACTATGTTAAATACCATTAATAAGCCATGAACACTATACCAATCGAAGACTTCCTAAATAAGGCCAGAATTGCCATTAAAAGCAATCAAAAAAGTATCACACTAACGATAAAAGAAGCTGCTGATTTGCAGAACAGCCTAAGTGTTGTTATGACTGTTATAGCAGGTGGCTTGTATCAAACTATTGCAGATAACACCAACGCAGCACCAACCAAAATTAATATGGATGGTGGAAGGTTTTAACAAGCCGGATAAATATATACGTACTTTTTGGAGATACGTATATATGGCAAGACCAAAACCTAATGTTCTGTTAGAAATAACAAATAAAAAATCTTATAAAACAGACCAAGTTTTAGAGTCCGATGCCATATGGGCAGTATTTTATCAAGATAAACCTATCAATTTAAAAACCAGTAGTGTAGTTGCTCAGCAAGTTGGTCCTAAGTATAAAAAAGTATCATTTTCCAATAGTGGCCATGCGTTTAATCTAATGGAAAAACTAAACAAGTCATTTAATACTACCAACTTTGCAGTGTTCAAACTAACAACCGGTGAAAAGATCACCAATGAACCCAAAAATTGAAATTACTAAGTGTGTAGCAGAACAGCTAGGTCTAGTCTCAGACGATAAGGCTGTTAAACAGCTCTGCCAAATTTGGTGGCGGAATCCTAGAGGCAAGGAAAAGGGTGGTCTGGGGCTAACTGAACAAGGGTTTGAGTGCATGAAAAATGCTGATATCAAAGTTCATAGGGTAAAATTTGATGAACCAATCCAGATAACTAATGCTCTTTTAATATGGATAGACAACAATATAGACTGCCCATTCTATATAACGCAAAAAGAAATTTATCTATTTGGTGAAAAAATGGCAGTTAAATTAGTGCTTTTCTCGGGAAATATTCAAAAGCTATACAGGGCACAGCAGCGATTTGAGGAAAAGCTAAAGATCACTTGACAAAACAGCAGTTTTCCTATATAATAGTAACACTGAAGCAGTTTACTAACCCTAGAAAGAAGCACTATGTCAGAAAAAATGTCAGCAAATCGCACCGTTAGCCCAAATGAGGCAAAGGCTGCAATCCGTAAATGCATGAAAAAGAAGCGCCCCGTGTTCATGTGGGGGCCTCCGGGCATTGGCAAATCGGATATCGTTAAGCAATT